ATAATCTAGACACATATAGAAGCAGATAAAAATGGATGTGAAATTATCCCTTTGGTCTCATAACCCGAAGGTCGTAGGTTCAAATCCTGCCCCCGCTACCAAGGAAATCAAGCGGTTGCATCCGAATGGATGCAACCGCTCTTTCTTTTTTTTCCAAATGACGCGGATCGCCTGCCAACAGCCTGGCAGACGACCCGAGTGTAGGGGGGCAGGAGAGATGAGAAAAGGGGGGGGCCTGGGGAACATCGGACAAACGTCGGACGAATGTAGGACTGGCGTGGGCTCCTTGGGTTTCTTCGGAGGTATCTGACGGGCTTTTTGTAAAATGAGAAAAGAACGCTGTATGGGAATTGTTTTTCAGCCAAGCTGAGAAAAGGGTGCCCCTCCGCTGTCGGAGGGACACCCTTTTTACTTTCCAGGTAAAATGCGAAGGAAATTAAATATATATTGAAATTTGACTAAACAATCACTTATGCAGATGTAGAGGGTGTTCGCCCTGTAAAGCGCAAGAGCTTCCCTTTTACGCGCTTTCTTTGAATCCGTTCGGATCATTATTCTCGGGGGCCGCCCTGGCCTCCTCCCGCATTTTATAAATTTCAAGTTGAAGCTTCAGCTGAAGATTTTCTTCCTGGAGTCTTCGGACTTCTTCCTTAGCACTTTGGAGCATTTGCAACGCCAATTGCAAGTTCGTATGAGCATCGGCCTCGTTCTTTTTGCGGGGTTGGGCCACAAACATCTCCGACCCGACCGGCCGGTGTTCTCCATCCACTTGGTCATATACGGCCCGTCTGGTCACCGGGAAGCTGCCCTTGTCTGTGCCCATTAAGGTCCGAGCATGAGGATATTCCTCCGCAGACCAGTGCGCGTTCTCATCGTTGAAAACAAGCCAACTCGGAGAAACTCTAAATTTTTCAGCTAGTAAAAGAATCCACCCAGCGGGAATGGCATTGCGAGACTTGGCGTTGTTGACGGCCTGCGGGGATATGCCCAGGACGTCCGCTAGGGCCGCCTGATTCTTAACCCCGGAAGCCTCAATCATGCGTTTGATGATGCTCCCGGCGCTGGTTGCACCGTTATCGCCTGAACTTGCAACCAAAGCGTAAACCTCACGTTGAGAAATAAATCCCAGTTATGCCGGAGGGATACATTAAAAAATACACATAAATAAACTTTCAACCTCGATTACGAGTTGATTTTATCCACTTCACGTGTATAAATGACCCTCAAGCGGTTGACAAAGAAACTTGCAAAAACACCCTATCAGCCGCCCATGTGAGGGGTCAACGTCAGGCCCCTCACTAAAACCAGATGCCAAAAGGGGCGCTGATGCACAAATGCAGATCACTTTTGACCGTGAGCAGCCTGTCCGGGGTAGACCCGGCGATCAAGGCGGCCATGCGTCAGGTGTGCAAAGAGGACGGCCGTTCCAGGGAGGAACTGGTCGATGCCCTCAACGAACTGGCGGACGCCGCCGGAGTGCGAATCACCGGAGGAAACGCCCAGCACCTCGCCCTTCCCACGTTTGAAAAATGGCTGAGCCCGGCTGCGACTGATCAAATGCCGTCGCCCCGGGCTCTTGTCTTGTTTTGTGAAGTGACCGCCGATGTCAGGCCGTTGTCCGTTATGGCGGAGCCCCTGGGGGCCAGGGTCATCGATCAGGAGGAGGCCCGAGTGCTTCAGGTGGCCGAGATTGAACAGGAGATCAAGTTGTTGAAGAAGCGCAAGAAGATGCTGGAGGCCGCTCGATGAGCCCAAATGTACACGCATGTGTCGGCGCTGGACGTGGCCGTCGCCCGTTTTTGATCCGGGAGTTTCTGGCTGCCCGTGGATCGAACATGTCCAAGATCGCGGACACGCTCGGCATCAGCCGCCAAGTTGTTCAGGCGACTGTTCGCGGCAACAGGAACAACAGGAAAGTGCTCCAGCTGCTCAAAGAGATGGGATGTCCTGAGCAGCATCTCAGTCTGCCCGAAGACATGCGGGGATAGGAAGAAACCATGCTGCAACAGAACTGGTGTACGATTTCCGAAATCGCTGGCGCTTTGGGTGTCAGTCGGCAGGCGGTCTGCAAGCGAGCCAACCGCGAGGGGTGGCCTTCCCGTAAACGAGCCGGACGAGGCGGCGGAAATGAGTATGCGCTGGCAAGCCTCCCCCAGGAAGTCCGGACGGCCATCACGTCAGAGGTCGCAAGCCATGCGGCTCCGGCCCCGGTTCAGTCGGTGGGCAAGACCGTGCCCTTAGACAGCAAACGCAAAGCCAAGGCGGCCGCTAAACTCGATCTGGTCAACATCTACTTGAGTTGGCTCAAGGATCACGGAAAGTCCATCCAGGCCCGGGAAGATTTCGTTTCTGCGTATAAGGCCCAGACCTGGCCTAAGCTGTTCGAACTGGTCGGTCCCAACGTCAGCTGGAAGTCCATCGAGCGTTGGAAAAAACAGATACAAGACAACAAGAATCTGTCGGCCATCGCCGATAAACGCGGGATCAGTCGCAAGGGGCAGCGCCTCCTTGACGAAATACAGAAGAACGCCCTGATCCGTTTCCTCATGCGTCCGGGGGAGCCGACCGTCGCGGCGGCTTACAGGGAGGCGAACAAGGCCCTGGCCTTCGAAGGGCACCAGCCCATCGGCAGCCAAAGCCAAGCCTATAGGTACATCCGAGAAGACTTTCTCCCCTACCACTTCGGCGAATGGACATACGTCCGCAAGGGCGCCAAAGCCTGGAACGATCAGTGCGCATTCTTCATCGAGCGCGACTACTCCCTGATCGAAGTGGGCGACATCATTGTGGCCGACGGACACAAACTGAATTTTGAGATCGTCAATCCCTGGACCGGTAAAGCCCAGCGCATGGAACTGGTGCTCTGGTTCGATATGAAGTCGAATTTTCCTTTGGGCTGGGAGATCATGCCCTCGGAAGATACCCAGGCCATAGCCTCGGCCTTGCGCCGGGCCTGCCTGGTACTTGGCAAGTATCCCAAGGTTGCCTATCTGGACAACGGTCGGGCCTTCCGCTCCAAATATTTTAACGGTCAGGACCTCCGCCAGTCAGGTGTGGGCGGCCTGTTTTATTCTCTCGGCATACAAACCCTTTTCGCCTGGCCATACCACGGCCAGTCCAAGGTGGTCGAACGGTTCTTCGGCACATTCGCCGAGCTTGAACGCTGGGCTCCCAGCTACTCGGGGACCTCGATCCAGGCCAAGCCGCCCCGCATGCTCCGGGGGGAGCGCATGCACCGCAAGATTTACGAGAACGCCGGGGGCCGTCCCCTGACCCTCATGGAAGCTCACTACGCCGTGGCCCTTTTCTTCGATGAGTACATCCAGCGCCCGCAGAAGGGACACCTCAACGGACGCTGTCCGGCCGAGGTCTTCCTAGAAGGGCAAGGCCCCGGACTGGACGAGCGGGAACTCGAGCGACTGCGGGAGTTGATGTTGCACAAGGAGTTTCGGACGGTGCAGCGGAACGTGGTCAGCATGTTCGGCAAGAACTACTACCACCCGGAGTTGTACAGCCGCCGCCATCAGGTGACGGTCAAGTTCGACCCCCAGGAATACGATGAAGCCGGTGATCTGGCTTACGTCCTGGTCTATGACGAGCAGGGCAATTTTCTCTGTCGCGCCGACAAGGTGCGCGGCGTCCATCCCGCCGCCCGCATCCTGGGCGACGAGCGCCACCAGCAGGAGCTGAAAGCGGCCCTGCAACTGCGCAAGGGGCAGGAGGCGGGCGCGGCCAACGTGGCCCGGACCATGCTTGAAAACGTGGTCATCCCCGAGACACAAGCCCGACTGCGGGTGGTCAAGTCTGTCGAGGACAAGCCTGAAACGCAGCCCCATCGATCCACGGTTCTGCCAAAGACAACCATTTCCAAGCTCGAAGCAGCCAAGGACTTGGCCCGTCAGCAGATGGCCGAGCGAGCCACCTACATGCCGCCTGAGAAAGCCCACAACATCCTAACCGAATACGACCGCTACAAGTACCTGCTCGAACTGTCCGAGAGGGACGGCGTCGAACTGACGGAAGCGGATCGGGCATGGATGCGCGGATACGAAAACACCGACGAATACCGCCAGACAACCAGCAAGCGCTTCAACACACTGCGGGAGCTGTACGCCCGCAAGCGGGAGCGCGTGGCAGCCAACTAACCGGGAGCAATAGGATGAAACAGGTTTTTGTGGAGACAGACAACGTCACACGCTTCAAGACAGCTGTGGCCAGGATGGAAGACACCGCCAACGGACAACCCGGTATCGGCCTGGCCTGGGGACAGGCCGGGCGTGGCAAGACAGTGGCCTTGGACAGCTACTATGCCGAACATGGGGGGCTCCGCGTGGACGTCTGGGAGGACTGGACGCAAACAGCTTTCCTGCAGGCGCTTTGCTATGAGGCCTGCGGAAAGCGTCCCCGCTCCTCCAATCTGTGCAAGGTGACCTTGGTTCAGGAACTTGAACGTAACCCCAGGACCATCTTCGTGGATGAGGCTGATCGGTTGCATATCAAACGGATAGAGGACCTCCGGGACATCCACCGCGCCACCGGTTGCTCGGTTGTTTTGGTGGGTGAGGAAGAACTGCTCGGCCTACTCGGCGAACGCCGCCGGGTGTGGAGCCGCGTGACTCAAGAAATAAAGTTCGGCCCGGTCAGCGAGGAAGACATTGTGGTCTACGGCGTGAAGGCCGCCGACCTGGACATCACCCCCGAAGCCTGTTCCCTGATCGCCCGCCACTCGGATGGCGACTTCCGTCTGGTTCGGAACATGATGCAGCTGCTCGAGCAGGCCGCCAAAGCCAAGCAGACGGACATCGCCGACGAACCCATGGTGCAGGCCGTGATCAAGACCCGGTCCTGGAGGCGGGCATGAAGACGGTAGGCATGGATCAACTTCGTACCGTGGTCGAGGGACTGTCCGAGGGCGGCAAGAAGGACGTTAGCAACGCCATGCTGTACGAATCCCTGGGGCTTGAGGAAGCGGACGAAAAGGCGAGGCTGCGACGGCGTGTCAACGACATGGTCAAACGGTCCGAGTTGGTCCGGATTCGACCCGGTTGGTTTTCTTACAACCCGAAGGCCAAGCCCCAACGCAATAGCGAATTCTACATCCGCATCTGGCGGTTGGTCCGGGCCAAGGGGCCGGGTTGGACCAAGCAGGACATGGCCGTCAGTACCCGCGCTTCCTACACCATGGCCTCGCGCTACATCAACTGGCTGGAAGAGGAGGGCTTCGTCGCCCGCCACGGCCGCAAAGGCAACACTGCAAAATACCGGACCACTTCCAAGGCTCGGGAGGAGCTCCAGACCCCCTATCCCCCCATCGCCCCGAGCGATCCCTTTGCCCAGGAGCGCAGTGCCTGCTGCCGACTGGTCCGGCTGATGATGGAACGGGACCCGTATCAGACCGGGGTCAGGAAGAAGATACTTAACGAATTGGCTGTGATGAATGACAGGTTCCAACCCAAGGAGGAACGGTGATGGATGAACGTAAATACATGAAGAACGGCAAGGGCCACCTGGTCCCGACGGAGCAGGTCTCGGATTACGACAAAGAGAAGGACCGCCTGGTCAATGACCTCGTAAACGAGGCCCTGTCCCTACAGGCATCCCTGAAAGAGTTCAAACTGTCGGCCATCGGCGACATCACCGCCCTGATGGAGCTCGCTTACGAGAAGTACGAAGCCAAGCTGGGTGGTCCGAAGGGCAATGTCCAGATACTGACCTATGACGGCAAGTTCCGTGTCCAGCTGGCCGTGGCCGAGTTCCTGACCTTCGACGAGCGCCTACAGGCTGCCAAGGCGTTGGTGGATGAATGCCTGACCGAATGGACCGAAGACGCCCGCCCGGAGATTCGCGCCCTGGTCAACCAGGCCTTCGAGGTGGACAAGAAGGGCAACGTCTCGCCCGCCAAGGTCCTGCCCCTGCTCCGCCTGGAGATCGACGACGAACGCTGGCACCGGGCCATGGACGCGATCCGCGACAGCCTGACCGTCCAGTACAGCAAGAAATACATCCGGTTCCACCAGCGCTCCGGCCCTGAAGACAAGTGGACCTCCATCCCGCTGGATATGGCGGCGATCTAGGGGGGGGCTATGCCGAAGTGCCCGAGCTGTAAACAGATGAGGCCCAAAGAGTCCTTCCGCACTCCAGGCGGGTACCGGTGCATCAAATGCACCGATTGTCGGGGGGCGCTCCGCGAAAAGAGGAAGGCTCAGAGAGCCGAAAGGCCGGATTCAGAAGCCGCCCTTCGGCATCGGGCCGAGGAGGTCGCGCGGAAACCAGCCGAGACCAGCAAGCCGGGCAAGCTCCCCTTGGGCAAGCATCGGGCCGTTGTCAGGACATGCGCGTTCTGCGGTGTTCAATTCGAACGGCCGAACCGGCGGAGACAGGACTATTGCTCGGCCGCATGTCGTCTTGAAGCGGCCAAAGCCAGGATGAAAGCGGCGGGGCCGAAGCCCCCGACCCCAAAAACTCTGAGGAACTGTGTCGAATGCGGCAAGCTCTTCAGGCCTGTTAACGCGAACCAGTTAACGTGCTGCAAAGAGTGCAAGGCGTCCAGGTTCAAACGTGTGCGGCGCGGCGAGGTCCGGCAGCCCCGTCAGTTCGCCCTGTCATTCGATCCCTATGAAGACAATCAGAACTGGGCGGGCGTGACCATGAATTCGACGAGCTTCAATCCGCTCGGATAACCTTTAACGCGGGAGAACAGCATGGCAACCGACAAGATGGCGATGATGATGGCTGAGGAATACTTCAGGTGGCAGGCCGAAGTGGTCACCGACTGGTTGGGGGTCTTTCACGGGGTCCCCCGCGAGGAGGCGGTGAACGAGCATACACGGCTGGTCCACATCCTGTCCGAGCGCGAGATCAGCAAGGAAGACGCGGCCCTGGTCGGCGGGATCATCGAGGACACCAACACCACCTTCATGATTCACTTTCTGGGCAAGCATTCCGGATACACGCAGCGCGAGGCCATGAACACCTATTTCGGCGTCCGCCACGAGTTCGAGATCATGGCGGACGGGCTGTGGGAAGGACACACCATCCGCTGGACCAAGGAGCAGCAGGAACGGGCGCAGCGCGACCTTGCGCTCCTCGAGGGGGCACACTGCAAGGAAGCCGAGGCGAGGCTCGGGTGATGCGCATCTCGCGCTATGCCCTGGAGAAAATGGCCGAGCGCAATATCGGCCGAGCCACTCTCAACGCCGTATTGGCCAGCGGCGAGGTGATGGGGGTTGGCAGGTTGGACAATGTCCATTTGGAGCTGCTGGGCTTTAGGGCCGTAGTGGACCCCAGGACCCTGACGGTGGTCACCGTATATGAAACCTATGTCCCAAGGAGGGCAAAATGAACAAGACCGAACTGATCGACGCGACCCACAAAGCAATGTGCCAGGAGTCCGGCTACGACAAGGCCACGGCGATCCGCGCCGTTAACGGCATGCTGGACAGCCTCCACAACGCCCTGATCCGGGGCGAGAAGGTTGTCATTACCGGCTTTGGCTCCTTTGAGCCGGTGACACGTAAGGGCCGCAAGGGCCGTAACCCCAGGACCGGCGAGGCCGTCGAGATCGCACCCTCGGTCGGAGTGAAGTTCAAACCCGGCAAGGTTCTGAAGGAGGCCCTGAACAAATAAGCGAAACCGCCCTGCGGGGCGGTCGTTCGGGCGTGGCGGCCCGGGCCTGATGAGCAGCCGAAGGGAAAGCAGCATGAGCGAGACCTCCATAGATTTAACACCAACGTGGGAAGAGGCGATGCATATTTTTGCCGTGGTATTGATGGATGGAACGCCCGAGGGCCAGGCCACTGCGCGGGATGAAGTGATCCGCGCCGGTCGGCTGTTGGACCAGCTGGCGGCCGCACAGAAGACCGACCCCTGCGAAAAATGCGTGATGCTGACCAACTGCACCCGCCGAGTTCCGGAGGTGGACAATGGGTAGCCGTTTCTTTCCGGTCAAGGATTTCCCCGGATACGAAATAGACAAGGCGGGTGTGGTGCGCCACGTCGGCGGCAAAGAACTTACGGTTCACACCTCCAGTGGCCGGAAAGACTTTGTATCCCTAAGATTCGGCAAAAAGTACAGGCACCGGTCCATCAACGTTCTCCTGCGGGAGACGTTCGGTCATGGCGCCGCCACGGCCGCCGGGTACGAGGAGCCGGACATGAAGCGGGTACAGATTCAGCGCGACCTGGCCAAGCGCCCACGGTCCGGGAAAAGCCTTGGTCAAGACGCATACGTAGGCCCCACCAGGGAATGCCACGACTGCGGCAAGCCCACCAACAACTACCGGTGCGACGAATGCTGGCGCAAGGTGCGCGGCTTCGGCATGGACGGCGCCGTTGAATATCATACCGACTTATACGGGGTTTAATATGGCGAAACACCGCAACGTCGTCGCCTGGAGAAAGGGTCTGATTATCAAGGTCAAGATCGGGCAGAAGGCCCTGGGCATGGATGACGACCAGTACCGGGAGATGCTCCTGGACCGCTACGAGGAGAGCTCCTCCACCAAGCTGAGCTTCGCCCAGCTCGAGGACCTGGTCGACCACTTCCGGGACTTAGGGGTGGAGTACCCCGACTCGCGGAAACGAAACCCGAAGAAGGACCCAGCCAAGTTCTACGAGGTGCCGGAAGACACGCCCCACGCCCGGCAGAAGCGATACATCGCGGCTTTGTGGCATGCCCTGGGCTGGAAGATGAGCGGCCTGGATGTCCGGGCCAGGCTGCAATTCAAGACGGACTGTTTCCTGTGGATCAACGACCAGCGCAAGCTACAGACCCTGGCCAAGGACCTGGTGGGGCGCTGTGAAAAGAAGGGAATAGACCCGAGGCCGGAGAGCCTCGGCATATGAGCCTGAAGGGTGACATCGAGGAACGTTGGAGCACGGTGCATCGGTTCTGCCGCTGCCACCCCCAGCTCAACCGCTCCACCGTCTACCAGGTTGTGGGCGGCTACTACAGCGGCAACGTGGAGCTCCAGGTCAAGCGCATCCGGGACGTGCTCGACGGCACGGACCAGGAGCGCCTGGTCTTCGAGGCGATCAAGGCCCGGGCCTGCGCCCGGTGCAACGTGGCCGGGGCGTGCTCGAGGTGTGACATGACCTTCAGGATCGCGGCCCAGGCTGCCACGGAGTTTTTCTCATCTTAAGCGAAAATGGGAGGAGACCATGCGAGCCGATCTGTACATACGGGAAGATGATCGGGGTCAGCTCAAGGGCAACGGCCCGGTGGACCTGTGGATGCCCCGGGGACTGAAATGCAAGCCGCTGCCGAAGGAGAGCTCCTTTGACGGCCGCCGTTCGGATCACGTCGTTTGCAGAGCCCGCGAGCTCGGCAACGGCAAGGTTGTATGCCTGGGCTGTGCATACGGCCCGTGCAGGGTGCCCGCCGGGATCGAGAACGACCGCGAGCTGCACATTCGTAAAGAATCGTACAGCCGCTAAATCAGCAGTGAGGTGACCAATGTTTGAAGCAAATGAACATATCCGCCACAAGCCGACCGGCTGTATCGGCAAGTTCGACAGCATGTGTGACGAGTGCGACCCCGGATGCGAGACAATCAATGTCCGCATCTACTGCGACAGCGAAGTCGCGCCCATCGTGCAGTGGAGCCTATACGACTGTGAACGTTACGACACGAAGCAGGCCGAGGTGGAACACCATATAGCGAGCCTTCTTTCATACACTGAAATTGTCGAAGGAATTAACCCGAACATGGTTAATAGCCGCGCACTCAAAGAAGCCGTCAAGAAGTGGCGAGGCGAATAACGCACTATCCGCAAAGAGCAGAGAGGAATACGCAATGAGAGGTTTTGCCGCAATCGGCTTGGACCTTCCCAAGTATGACGTGAATATCGGCTCCGTTCTCCGTGCCGCCGGTTGCTACAATGCCGCCATGGTTGCGGTCACTGGCAAGCGGTACAAGAAGCACGGCAGCGACACGATGAAGGTATATCGCCACACACCGTTGTTGCAGGTGGACAATCTCAAGACCGTCATTCCCTATGACTGTGTACCCGTAGCCGTGGACCTCATCAATGGAGCGACCCCTCTCCCTGAATACCAGCATCCGGAGCGGGCCTTCTACATTTTCGGGGCCGAAGACCACACGCTCGGCGAACGGATCACATCGTTCTGCCGAGACGTGGTCTACATTCCGACAACCAGGTGCATGAATCTGGCGGCCACGGTGAACGTGATTCTTTATGACCGCATGGCCAAGGCCTGTAACCAATAGGGAGCACCATGAAACAAGGAACCATCAGCGTCCTGATCGGCTGCCACTCGCCCATTCACAGTGCCCTGGTCGTGCTGGCTTGGCGTCGGCTGTATGGCCGGTGGCCGAGGCCGTGGCAGGTCGTGTGCATCTTTCTCCACGACATCGGCCATTGGGGGCGGGACTACCTCGACGACTACGAGCAGAAGCGGGAGCACTGGAAGCTGGGGGCGCGGATCGCGCAACGGCTGTTCGGGGTCAAGGGCTGGCAGCTCACCGCCGGGCACTGCTCCCATAGCGGCATGCCGCTCAGCGACCTCTACAAGGCGGACAAATACTCCTATTACCTCGCTCCGCGCTGGTGGCTCTATGCCAACCTTCTTTTCGAGCCCAAGCTAAAGATGGGCTATGGCCTCAAAGAAGCCGTGGCCCGCTTCCAGGATCAGGTCCGGGAAAGCATAGAAAGCGGCGAGTTCCGGTCCACTCACTCCATGTACATGAATCGGTGCCAGGGGACAGGACGCTTCGATGGCGAGGAGTTCAAGCCGCGAGGACCGCAGCCAGACGAGATCAAATGCGGCCTTATCGTTCGGGGCAATGAAAAGACATGGGGCGTGGATGTTTACGTAACCGAGGAAGCGCTGAACTGCATGCAGGGAGATGGACTCAACATCCTGCGCATAGACGCCGAGATTCCGTTCCCCGAGGCAGAGAGAGTCATGGCGTCATTGAAAGAAAAAGGAAAAATACAATGACCACAAGGGTGCATAATGGCTGAGAAACGCAATCCCGAGTTTTCCATATTGCTCCGTTTCCGAGGCAAAGCAGGAGCAAAAATTGAATTCTTTTGTGCCGGGCTTTGGCCGAAGCAAGGCGGCAAGCCCGGACTGTACCGGCTCAAGATCGGGACGCCTCTCGAGGGCCGTCCCGGGGCGTTTTCCGAAACCTGGCACCCCGGTCCCAGGAAGTACGTTTTCATGACCGAGGCCGAGGCCTGGGGGCTGGTGGCCAGCCAGGCCGGGCATGACGCCGACGAAGGCCCGGCCACGCCAACCGTGCCGGTGGGAACGCCAGTCAGGGTGCCCAATGGAAATTTTCTGGACGGCCAGGCCATGTTCGACGTCACCAGGACGGCCACCGTTCCGGTTCGCCTGAGCGACGGGCGGGATTATGTGGTGGTAAACATGATCGGTCGCGGTGCCATCCATGTGCCCGTGGATGACATAGAAATCTACCGGAGGTAGAGCTATGAGCAAGGCAACTGTCAATCAGACCCTGGACCTGATCAGCCGAGGGTACGCGCCCTATGATGGCCATGTGTCCAAAGAAATCTACGAAAGCCGCAAGTGCCGGGACGGCAAACCGGCTCGGTGGTTCGTGCGCATGGACGGCTCGAAAATGCTGTTCGTCTGCCTGGGCTGCAAGGCGGGCTGCTCCCTGATCAACCCCAAGGGATTCCAGGCCATGCTGCCTATCCCGGGGTTAGCCGTACCCGTGGTGGCCGGGGTGATGCCGTTGATCAGCGACGAAGAATTGCTCAGGATAAAGAGGGTGCTGCGACTGGACGAGTTCATGGTCGTCTGCCGCATCCAGGAGACGAAAGCCAGGGAGTTGATCGCCCGAGGTGAAGTGGATGTCTTGAAAGGGTTGCCGCTCCGCGTGACCACCGACAGCGTTAGGGAATACCTTGAGCGAGTCCGGGATGAGGATTGTTGACCAAGGCTGACGCGGCTACTATACCAAATCAAGGAGGTCTCATGACGAACAGTATTTCCCTAAAGCACCTGCACCGCCAATTCTCACAGATGAAGCCCGGGATGGAATGTCGGGTTGAACGAGCGGTCTTTGAGGAGGCCTATCCCTGCAGATACCCGAATGGCCACATGGAGGTTTTTCTCGCCTCAATGCCCGGATCAGCCTGGGGAGTCTGGCGCGTTCGGGTTGATCATGATGGCGCGTACATCGTGACCAAGCATGAGGAAGGCGGCAAGCGAGTGTTTGTGGAGTCGGACCGCGCCCACCTGTTTCAAAGACTGCCCGACGGCACCCTTGAATTTATTGGGAATGAGGAATGAAAACCCTAGGGTCTGGATTTGATCACCCGGATGCCTCCGGTGGGCGTGGCCTCGGCCACGGTGCTGCCTTCATATTCGATGTGCATGTGGGTGTATCGTCCCTGGCTGGCCGTGTATTCCGCGTCGGCAATGGCCCGCATGGTCCGCAGCTGCCGGTCGTAGCTCATGGCGTACCAGTCGCCGTGCCAGATGTAATAGACGCCGGTCCCGGACACCTCCCTGGTGCCCTGCTTTTCCAGTTGCCGAACTTGTATCCGGCCCTGCTCAATCTGTTCGGACGTGAAGCCTCCGGCCAGGCAGGGGGGTGTCATGGCGGCCAGTATCAAGGTCAGGACGGCGATCAAAATGTAGTTTCTCATTGCTCCCTCCGCATGGTTTCCGTCTTACCTATACCAGCATAACGACAATTCAATCAACAACCTAAAGGGGGCGGTCTTCGGCCGCCCCCTTTTTGCGTCGTTTTCCGGGCATATCCTTCCTTGTTTTCCCCGTATTTTTGCGCAGATTCAGGCGCATATTTTTTTTAGGAGCTACTCTTTTGCTGTTGGTTGCCCTTCCCGATCCGGCGGGCCGAGGCCGCTCCCGGCCCGGTCCGCCTCCTCGGGAACACCAGCAGGGAGGAAACTATGACGACCATGCGACAGATTCACGAAATTATCGTCCACTGCTCGGATACCCGTGCTGACATGTTCGTAGACGCGGCCATGATTCGCAGATGGCACACCGACCCGCCGCCCCAGGGGCGCGGCTGGTCGGACATCGGCTATCACTACGTCATTCTGCGGGACGGCTCGGTCCAGACCGGGCGCCCGCTCTATCGGGTCGGTGCCCACGTCCGAGGCCATAACCAGTTCTCGGTCGGCATTTGCCTAGTCGGCGGGCGTGGCCCGGATGGCAAGGGCGAGGCTAACTTCACCCCCGAACAGTACGACGCCCTGCACGGACTCATCACCAGACTTATGGACGAATTCGGCCGTCTCCACGTCTGTGGTCACCACGACTACGATCCGGGCAAGGAATGTCCCTGCTTCGACGCGATCAAGTGGTGGGCAAATAACAAGGGGGTGGCGTGATGGTGTCCGCAAACCTCCTTCTCGTCCTCGCCGCCCTTTGGTTCTGGGGCTCTTTCGGCGCCCTGTGGCTACTTGTCTACGTCCCCGACGAAGAACCTTTGGAGATTGATGCGGCCCGATTTGTCTTGGGCGGTCCTTTTGCGTGGCTGATCTTCTCTGCCGCTGCATTGTGGTGGGCGAACCATCTCACTCGGACAACGCTAACACGTCTCCATCGATCCCTTGTCACGTGGTCTTTGCGCCCCGTCGAGCGGGCTATCCAAGATTTTGAAGCGCGGGTGCCGCGATGAGCGTCCTGTCCGCCCTGGGAAAGGGCATCCTTAAATTCATCCCCGGCGTGTCCGGCATCGTAGGCGCCATCGAGACCGTTGGCGAGGTAGCCGAGGCCGTGGGCGGCGAGACCGGCAAGAAGATCAATGACGGGATCAAGCTGGTCACCGACGGCCTACAGGAGGCCAATGCCCAGCCCATGACTCCGGAGCAGCAGTACAAGCTGGAACAGGCGGGCATGCGCCACAAGGAGCGCATGGCCGGGATCGACCTTGAAGACACCGAAGGTGGCCGCAACCTGGCCAAGGCCGAGATCGCCTCCAACGACGAGTACGTCCGGCAGACTCGGCCCAAGCTTCTGCGCGTGTTCGGCTGGGCTACGGTCTGGCTGCTCTTCCTCGTTGTGGCCGTGTCCACCTGGGTGGTCTTCGGCATGGAGCAGGCTTTGACACGGATTGAGGCGGACTTTCTTATGTACGTCCTCATCTCTGTCGCCGGTCTCATTGCTCAGGTTTTTCTCTTTATGTTCCGCATCTACGTCAGCAAACGGACCGCCGAGAAGCTCGGCCAGGTCGGGCTCCAACCGGAGACCCTCCTGGACAAGATGGGCAAAGTTTTCGGCGCCAAACAATAGGAGGTCCTGATGGACTGGCTTCTGTTCCTGTACGGGTGGTGCAGCCTGTTCGGCCTGGTGGCCGCCGGTGTGGTCGCCCTAATCGTGGTTCTGATCGTCGCCGACCAGGTGACCCTGCATCCGGACGCTCTGGGCTTCATTACCCGGTGGCTCGATGAACATCTGTTCGGCGTCGAGAACGACTCCTCCCCATGGCGTACCCTGCTGTTGATTGCTGCGGTTGTTTTGGGTGAGGTGTTCGTGGCCATGTGGCTCGCTTGGCCTCTTGGTTGGCTGGCGAGTTGGAGCTGGTGGAGCGGGGCTTTCGTCGGGCAGTTGTCTCTGGCCGCTCTGGTCTTGTTTGTCTTCGCCGTTGACCGGTACCGGTCCCGGCGTGGCCGGGGCAAAGGCGGGCTTCGGTGATTATGGACCCGACAACCCTCACCCAGATCGTCACGGCGCTGTCCATCATCGCCAAGATATTCGAGACCCTCGGTCCCACCGGCATCATCCTGCTCTTCCTGGCCGGGCCGGTGGTGGTGGTCGTGGCTGTGCTCCTGCTCAGTCACCTGAACAACCGGCGGCTTACCGTCATCGTGGACGCCTACCGCAAGGACGCGGACGAGAGGTTCGAGTGCTACCGCGTGGACTCGGACAAACGCTTCGACGAATTCCGTAACTGGATGACCCAGACCGTGGACAAGTACGGCGAGGCCTTGGCCGAGACCCGCCAGTTCTACAAGGACAACGTGGAACTGGTCCGCCGTTACGAGCGAATGGCCGAGGACTTCGCAGAGATTATATCCTTGAATACTCGCACCCAGGAGCGACTGGCCGGACGGATTGAGTCCAATCAGTTTTGCCCCGTGGTCAAAAGGGAGATGGGCGGATGAGTGAGCGCGCAAAATATCGCGGCCAGCTGGCCGAAGAAGAGGAACTGGAGGCCCGGCTGAAGATACGCCTCGAGGGGCTGGTCGAGTCCCTGCGGGACCAGCTGTCCCCGTTCGTGGAGCCTGGCACCCTGAAGGGCGAGATCATCGCCTCCCAGGGCATCGAGTTCGCGTCCGTGCAGCAGGAGCTGCTCGAAGCCCGAAAGAAGATCACCGCCATCCGGCAATACCTCGGCATGGAGTAGGCCATGGAAGGACGGGAACACGCCCCGGAAACGGTCTTCCGCGCTCAGGAGCTCTATTGTGTGGACCGGCTGACCTACGAACAGGTGGCCGCGCGGCTGGCCGAGGAAGGCGAGCCCGTGGCCGAGTCCACCCTGAAGCGCTGGGCACAGACCTACAGCTGGAAGGCCAAGCGCGAGGAGCTTGCCCAGGCCCTTGCCGACATCTCCGCCGACACCATCCTGGCCCGGGCCAAGCTGCTCAAGAGCCTGGTACAGAATCCGGACCCGCAGATGGGCTTTGCCGTGTCCTCCCTGGAGACCCTGGCCCTGAAACAGGCCGAGGCCGCCCGAGCCGGTCGTGTGGCCCAGGCCGCCGCCCGGTTCGAGCTACGCGAGATCCGCACCACCGAGGACGCGGTCAAGGCCATGCGCGAGGCGGCGGAGCTCAAGCTTAACCGCATGCTGGCCAACCCTGCGGAGCTGGACTTCAAGGCGGTCCAGGATGTGAAGAAGGCCCTGGACTACGCGGACACCCTTGAGCCTAGGGAAAGCGTCAAGCCCAATGGCGATACCACCGCCGAGGTGGACCGGCAAATACGCAAGCTGCTGGGGTACAAGATATGACCTCCGGAATCGTCCAAGACGCAATCAATGAGATAAGGACCGGCAACACTCCAGACTCTGAGCCGATTCTCCTCCCTTACCAGGTGGCGTGGAACCAGGAAACGGCCAAGCTGGCCGTGATGGAGAAGGGCCGCCGCACGGGTATCTCCTGGGGAGAGGCCGCCGAGGACGCTCTGCTTGCGTCCAGATTGCCCGAAGAAGGCGGCATGGACGCCTGGTACGTCTCCTACAACAAAGAGATGACCGAGCAGTATGTCAAGGATGCTGCGTCGTTTGCCAAATTTTACAACCTGGTCGCCAGTGAGATGGAGGAGGCCGAGGAAATCTTCATGGACGGCGACGAGAAAAAGGCCATCACCGTCTACCGGATTCGTTTTGCCTCCGGCTTCAAGGTCACCGGCCTGGTCTCCCACCCTCGTGTGCTCCGCTCCAAGCAGGGCAAGGTCATCCTCGACGAGGCGGCCTTCGTGGACAATCTTGACGAGCTCCTGAAGGCGGCTTTGGCCCTGGTCATATGGGGTGCCGTGGTTCGGGTCATCTCCACGCACAACGGCGAGGACAACGAGTTCAACCAACTGATTCAGGATATCCGGGCCGGGAAGTATCCCGGTGCCGTCGTTCATAAGGTCCCCTTCAGAGAGGCCGTTAGCCAAGGCCTGTTCAAGCGAATCTGTCGGAAGCTCGGTAATGAGTGGTCGCCGGAAGCGGAGGAGCAATTCATTGCCGAGACCTATGGTCTGTATGGGGATAAGGCCGACGAGGAACTGGACTGCATCCCCTCAAAATCCGGCGGTGCCTATCTGATCCGGACGGTCATCGAGGCCTGCATGGACCCGGTCCTTCCGGTGCTGCGCTGGGCTCCGCCCGCAAAGGACTTCGTGGACTGGCCCGACGAATCCCGATTCCGGGACATGCGCGAATGGCTGACCGGCGAGTTGCTGCCCGTCATGAACGGCCTGCTCGTCAAGCCCAGCTGGTTCGGCGAGGACTTCGGGCGGTTCGTGGACCTGACCGTGGTCGCCCCGATCCAGGAGGCGTTCAACCTGACCTATGTCACGCCGTTCCTGCTCGAGCTGCGGGACTGCCCATTCACCCAGCAGGAGCAAGCCCTGTTCTTCTTGGGCGACCGGCTGCCGCGCTTCTCCGGCGGCGCCCTGGACGCGGGCGGCAACGGCTCCTTTCTGGCCGAACGGGCCAGGCAACACTGGACCCCGGACATCATCGAGCAGCTGACCCTGGCCGACGCCTTCTGTCTGGAGGCGTATCCCCGGCTCAAGTCGCTCCTTGAGGACAAGGGCCTGTCCTTCCCCAAGGACGACTTGGTCCTGGACGACCTCCGCGCGGTCAAGACCCTGCGGGGTGTGCCCCGGGTCCCGCGCGACGACCGGACCAAGGACAAGAAAGGCGGCAAACGGCACGGCGACGCGGCCGTGGCCATGGCCCTGGCCGTCTGGGCCACCCAACGATTCGAGGCAGGCGGCGAGGTGGAATACACCCCGGCCCGCACCTCCCACTACCGATTTAACGAAGGAGCCTGGTGATGGGCGTCACTCTCTATGATCATTTGAACCGGCCCATCAAGTTGAGCGATGTCCGCAAGCCCGATACCGACCGGATTATCGTGTCCTCCATCCGCGACCGCTGGTCCAACTATCCGTCCAATGGGCTGACCCCGGTGAAGCTGGCCAACATCCTGAAAGCCGCCGACCAGGGCGATGTCGGCCGCCAGGCCGAGCTGTTCGAAGAGATGGAGGAGAAAGACGCCCACCTGTTCAGCCAATTCCAGACCCGCAAGCTGGCTGTCCAGGGTTTGCCCTGGGAGATCACACCGGCATCGGACGACGCCCGCGACGTCAAGATCGCGGAGTTCTGCCGGGAATGGATGGAGGGGCTCGAGGACTTCGACGAAAACGTCCTGGACCTCCTGGATGCGCTGGGCAAGGGGTACTCGGCCCTGGAACCGCACTGGGACGTCAGTTCGGGCCAGGCCATGATCAGCCACCTGACCCATATCCACGCCCGCAAGATCACCTTCTGGAACTCCATGACGCCGCGACTTCTGACCGAGGAAGAGCCCGTCATGGGTGTGGACGCCCCTCCCTTCAAGTTGGTCTACCACCGGTACAAGGCACGCTCCGGTTACGACACGCGGGCCGGTATCATGCGCGTCTGCGCGTGGATGTACCTCTTCAAGAACTACGACGTGAAGGACTGGGTTCAGTTCGCCGAGGTATACGGCCAGCCCATCCGCATCGGCAAGTACGCCCCGGGCGCGACCGAGGAGGAGAAGCAGAAGCTGCTCGACGCCCTGCGGTCCATCGGCGCGGACGCGGCCGGGATCATCTCCCGGGCCACGGAGATCGACTTCGTGGAGGGCCAGAAGTACGGCTCGGTCAGCCTGTACGAGAAGCTGGCCAAGTGGTGCGACGAGCAGATGTCTCGGGCGATCCTCGGCCAGACCCTGACCAGCTCCACCGGAGACGTCGGGTCCCAGGCCCTGGGCAATGTCCACAACGACGTCCGTCAGGACCTGACAGAGGCGGACTGCACCAGCCTGTCCAAGACCTGGCGCGGCCAGGTGCTCCGGCCCCTGGTCGGCTTCAACTTCGGCTGGGACGCCGTCAAGGCCAGCCTGCCCGGGTTCCGCATCCTGTTCGAACCGCCCGAGGACACCAAAGCTGCCGCCGAGACCCACAAGGTCCTGGCCGAGGTCGGGCTCGACTTCAGCCAGGAGTACCTGGCCGCGCGGTTCAAGGTGCCCATGCGGGCCAAGGGCGAGACTCCGCTCAACCGGTCCGGCCAAGCGCAGCCGGTCGAGCTCAAGTCGGCCATCCTTAAGGCCGCCCAGGAAGCCCAGGACCCGCGCGACGTGCTCTTGGCCAGGGCCATGACCATGCCCTCCACCGAGGAACTGGTCGATCTGGTCAAGGCCGAACTGAGCAAGGCCGCGTCCCTGGAAGAATTCCGCGATCGGATCGTCGACTACTACGGGACCATGCCCGAGACGGCCATGGTCACCGTCCTGAAGCAGGCCATGGCCCTGGCCGAGCTGGCCGGGAGGTTCGATGCGTCGGAGCGTTGAGGGCGTAAGCCTCCCCTTTGACGACGCCCTGGAATACTTCCGGGACAAAGTCAGCCTGCCCACCCAGGCGTGGGACGACATCATGGGCGGCATGCACTCCCGAGCCTTTGTCGTGGCCGGGGCCGCCGAGTCCGATCTGCTCGCCGATCTGCGCGGCGCCGTGGACAAGGCCATCGCCGACGGCACCACCCTCGAGGAGTTCCGGCAGGACTTCGACAAGATCGTGGAGCGGCACGGCTGGAAGTACAAGGGCAGCCGGGGCTGGCGCACAGCGATCATCTACGACACCAACCTGTCCGTGGCCTACTCGGCCGGGCGGTACAAGCAAATGACCGACCCGGACGTGCTCGAGGCCATGCCGTACTGGCGCTACATGCCGTCCAGTTCGGCCGAGCCCAGGCCCGAGCACATGCGCTGGTACAACGTGGTCCTTCCCGCTGACGACCCGTGGTGGGAGACCCACTATCCGCCCAACGACTACGGTTGCAAGTGCGGGGCGCAGGCCCTGTCCAAGTACGCTCTCGAGCAGCTCGTCGACGACGAGAAGGACGGCCCTTTCCCTATCCGCACCGAGGCACCGGAGGATCAATTATACGAGTGGACCGACCGCAAGACCGGCGAGGTCCAGCAGCTGCCGGTCGGGATAGGCCCGGGCTGGGACTATAACCCCGGCCGGGCAGCTTGGGGAAGCAAGCTGTCCGAGAAGGCCATGAACCAATGGCGGGCCATGAAGGGGGACGCCTGGGAGCGGCTGACACCCGGGGGTTGGGAGAGTGAGGGGCTGGCGGAACAGCTCGTTCCGGACGCGTCCGACGTGCCGGTCGGCCGGGTGATGGGCACGGCCAAGGAGGCCGAGGCCGCCCTCAAGGACATCCTCGGAGGAGAAGAGAAGATTTTCCTCGCGGACATGCACGGATTCCGGAACCCGGTGCTGGTCAATGCTAAATCCATGAGCAGGCACCTTGCGCCGGACAGGACTCCGTATCTGCCCTGGGTGCCCGAAGCCATCACCGATCCGCATGAAGTGTGGGCCAGCTTCGAACGGCACAAGGGGACAGGCAAGGTGGTGCTCCGGCAGCGGTTCCTCAAGATGATCAGGACGGACAAGGACCGGACGGCGTTGCTGGTGACCCAGGCCAAGGGCGGCATCATGGAGGCCTGGACCATGATCACCAGCCCCAACCGCCGCTACATGAACAACCAACGCCAGGGTCGCCTGCTCTTTTCCAAGAATTGAAAAGGCCGCCACTGGGGCGACCTTTTCACGAACCCTCGCTCCTGCCGCAGCAGGCGGGTGCCGGGTCAAGGGGTATCTGGCTGCGGCCACCCCCGACCGTCAACAAAAACATAAGCCCGGAGAAGGGAAAAGTCAAATGAGCGGCGTCAGTATGAAGGTCAGGTCCCGGGAAGTCCTGGGCATGCTCTTCGGCGTGCGGGCCAGGATGGAGGACCGCCCGGCGCTGCTCAAGATCGCGGGGCAGATTCTGGTGACCTCGATCCAGCGGAATTTCGAAGTGGGAGGCAGGCCGACCAAGTGGGCGCCGCTCTCCCCAGTGACGCTGAAGCGCCGCAAGGGGAACAAGCCCCTGGTGGTCAAGGGTATGGGCGGCGGGCTCATGGGTTCGATCCACTACGTGGTCGAGGGCGACAAGTTGAAGGTCGGCACGCCCAAGGTCCAGGGAGGCACTCTCCATTTCGGCGCCAAGAAAGGAGCCTTTGGGACCGTGGCCGTCAAGGTGGCGGCCCATACGCGGGTCACCGAGAAATACGGAACGGTCGCGGTCAAGGCCCACACCCGGAACCAGGCCATCCCCTGGGGCGACATCCCGGCCCGGAACTTTGTGGTCGTTCAGGACGAGGACCGGGTGAATATCCAGCGGACCGCCCAGGACTTCCTCCTCGGGAGGGGGCGGTGAGGCCTTCGCGTGAAAACGGCGTGTGGCCGACGCGGACCTCGAACCGGGCCGGAGCTACCGGAACGGGTGTGAAAACTAGTTCAAAACTAGTTCAAAACGCGCCTGGCGGCCATGCGGGCAGCCGGGCGGGAGCGAAAAGAGAGGCGCAATCGTGAACTGGAAGGATTTGCAGCTTGCCATACTCGGGCACGTGTTGCCCGCCGAGGGTGAAGTCCCGGAGTGGATTCAGCTCGCTCCGGAGGGAGCGGTCAGGCTCGAGGACGAGGAAGACCTCTATATAACCGAGGAAGGCGCGGCGACCCTGATCGCGGCCTGGAAGGACCTGGGGCACAAGGTCGTCTTCGACTACGAGCACCAGACGCTCAAGGATGTTGAAGCTCCGGCGGCAGGATGGTTCGAAGACCTGGAGTGGCGCGGCCCGGGCAAAGAGGGCGGACTGTGGGCCAAAATCGACTGGACCGAACGGGCCGCCCGCCGCATCGAGGCCAAGGAGTATCGCTACCATTCCCCGGTCTTTCTGCACGGCAAGACCGACCGGGTGGTGCGCTACCTGGTCAACGCGGCCCTGACCAACCAGCCCAAGATGAAGGACGTCAGAGCTCTGGCAGCAAAGATGGATGTGGCCGCCCTGGCCGCCAAACATATTCACCTCAATCAAGGAGAGGAAGACATGAAGTTCTCCGAAGAAGCGGCCAAGGCGCTCGGACTGGACGCCACGGCCAAGGAAGAGGATGTGCTCAAGGCCCTGAAGGACCTGGCCGCATCCCACAAGGAAAAGGACACCGAACTGACGGCCCTGAAGGCCAAGGTCGGGGATTCCGGCAAGGACGTGGGGCTGAGTCCCATCGTTCTCAAGGCCCTGGGCCTGGCGGACGGCGCCAGCGACGAGGACGCAGAGAAGGCCATCAAGGCCCTGCAGGCGTCCGACAAGGCCGCCGGTTCCCTGGGCGAGAGCGTGGCCGCGCTCAAGGCTGAGCTGGCCAAGATGAAGGCCGACGACCTGGTGTCCCTGGCCCTCAAGGACGGCCGTCTCTCTCCCCAGGAGCGCGACGCCTGGGGCTCCGAACTGGCCGAGGCCAACCCCAAGCAGTTCGAGGCGATCGTCCTGTCGCGCCAGCCCGGCAGCGCGGTCCCGCTCGAGGAGCTGTCTCTGAAGGCCGACCCCAAGGCCACCGGCTCGACCATCCCCGACGACGTCCAGATGTCCGTGAACAAGCAGCTGGGCATCTCCGATGAAACGTTCAAGAAGTACGGCCCCAAGGCCAAGGAGGGTTAGGCCATGGCCGACCGCAACACGCTCAAGAAAGACGGCGAACTGATCGCCGTGCCCGTGGCCGCGTCCACCGTCATCGAGGCGGGCAAGATGGCGGCCGCAAACGCAGACGGACACGCCGTGGAGGCATCCGATACCGCCGGGATCACCGTCCTCGGCAAGGCCGACCAGCGCATGGACAACAGCGCCGGTAGCAACGGCGACGTGGATGTGCTCGTGGAACGCAAGAAAGCGTTTCTGTTCAAGAACTCGGCAACCAACCCGGTAACCGCCGCCAAGATCGGCAAGACCGTCTACGTCGAGGACGACGAGACCGTCAGCGCCGACACTGTCAACGACATCCCGGCGGGCAAGTGCTTGGGCCTGGAGGGCTCCAGCGTCTGGGTGGAGATTGCCTAGCGGGTCGGGAAGGACACGCTGAATCGAATTCAATCATCAGGAGGATGAAGCAATGATTGTCAATCAGGCTGCACTGGCGGGATGCTACCAGGCATTCTCGACCGTCTTCAACGAGGCCTTTGCCGGTGTTGAGGATATGTCCGATCTGGTGGCCATGACGGTGCCGAGCACCTCGGCCCAGATCAACTACAAATGGCTGGGCAGCTTGCCCGGCATGCGCGAATGGATCGGCGACCGCGTGATCCAGAACTTGTCCGCCCACGACTTCACCATCGCAAACAAGGATTTCGAACTGACCGTCGGTGTCGACCGCAACGACATCATGGACGACCAGTTGGGCGTCTACACTCCCATGTTCCAGAATATGGCCTACATGGCGGCCATCCATCCCTCTCAGCTCATCTACGGGCTGCTCAAGCAGGGTTTCACCCAGAAGTGCTACGATGGCCAATACTTCTTCGACTCTGACCACCCGGTCGGCGACGGGGATAACGTGACCTCTGTATCCAACTTCGGCGGCGGCGCGGGCGACGCCTGGTTCCTCATGGACCTGTCGCGTCCGCTCAAGCCCATGATCAAGCAGGTGCGCAAGAAGCCCGAGTTTGTGGCCATGGACGCGCCCACCGACGAGAACGCCTTCACCAAGAAACAATTCCGCTATGGCGTGGATGACCGCAAAAACGCGGGCTTCGGTCTGTGGCAGCTGGCATACGGCTCCAAGGACACCTTGGACGAAACTAACTTCGAGGCCGCCATGGTCGCCATGGGCCAGCTCAAGAACGACGCGGGCGTCGGCTTGGGCATCTCCCCCACCCATCTCGTCGTGCCGCCGAGCAAGTACTCGGCCGCCAAGAAGGTGATCAAGGCGCAGTTCCTGGAGAACGGGGCCTCCAACACCAACTTCGAGGAAGTCGAAGTCGTCAAGGTGCCCTGGCTCGTCTAGCCCGACAACCAACCGGGAGGAGGACGCGATCCTCCTCCCGGCCATCCGCAAGGAGTAACCATCATGATCCGCATTCGTTCCCACATCGACGGCTTCCGCCGCGCCGGTGTGTCCCACTCGGACAAATGGAAGGAGTACGAGGACAATGCCTTCACCGAGGAGCAGCTCGAAGCCTTGAAGGCTGAGCCTATGCTTCAGGTGGAGTCCGGCGGCGGCGAGACCGTTCTGCCCTCGTATGAGGACATCACCGAGGCCCAAATTGTGGACCGGCTGGACGACATGAAGGTCGACCGGGCCGGTGCCAAGAACAAAAAAGACCACTACGCCCTGCTCGAGCAGGCCCTGAAGGCCAAGGGATAGACCATGACCTACTGCACCATCGACGACATCAAGGCCCAACTCGACGAGCGGGACCTGGTCCAGCTGACCGATGACCGGGACGCCGGGATCGTGGACGCCGCTGTGGTCGACCGGGCCATTGCCGACGCCGATGCCGAGATCAACGGGTATCTGGGGGCGCGGTACGCCGTGCCCCTGGACCCGGTCCCGGCCGTGATCGGCAAGTACGCCGTGGACATGGCCGTCTATCACCTCGAGTCCAGACGGCGCGGGGCGAGCGAGCACCGCAAGGAGCGCTACGACGCGGCCCTGAAGTTCCTGACCAAGGTGGGCGAGGGCAAGCTCACCCTGGGGATCGACGACCCCGAGGCCACGCCCCGGGAGAGCGAAGCTCCGGCCATGGCCAGCACCAACCCGGAGCGGGTCTTCTCCCGCGACACCATGAAGGGGTTTTAGATGCGCCTGCTGATCGAGGCCATCAAGGAGAAGCTCGAGGAACTCGGCGGCGTGGCCGTGTTCGTCACGCCAAATGAGAATTTCCTGCCCAACAGGGTGCGCCTGCCCGCCGTAGGCATCAAGGACGGTTCAATTCGGCGCACCCTGGGGGGCGGCGGCAGCCAGGAGGAGTCGCTGGACGTGTCCATGACCCTTTGGGTGCAGCTCGGTAAGCCCGAGGCATCCATCATGGGTGACCGGGCCGCCAAGGAGATGGGCATCCTGGAATTTGCCGAGAAGGTCCACACCCTGCTCGATGGTGAGCTGCTCGGCATCCCCGGCATGGAGGAGGCGTGGTCCGCATCCGAATCGCCCTCGTCCTTGGTGGAAACGGATAGAGCTCTGCAGATCAAGGTCATCACTTACACCTACGACAAAGAGGGGAACAGGCCATGTACGAATTAAAGCCCACCCAGCCCGCCTTTGAACAGATCAGCGGCCCCAAGGCTGGCCGCAGGTTCGAGCACGGCAGGCAGTACGAGGAGATTCCTTCCGAGAGCAAGGATCGCTTCCAGAAGGTCAAGACCAAGACGACCAAGCCCGCCGCGAAACCGGCGGCAAAGGAAGGTGACAAATGAGGTCCGTCCGCGCCACCAACAACTTTATCGCCGTGTCCGCCAACAACCGCGAGGCCGACATTAATTCGCCCCAGGACCTGGACACCACCCTGCTGGTTGCCCTGGGCGACGTGCTCAACGTGGAGCCGCGCCGCGAATCCAACGCCGATGAGGCCACTGGCAAGGAAGAGCCGGACATGATGTACGACAACGGCCAGCTGTCCGGCGGGTCCTTCAACTTCGAGAAGGCCCAGCCGCAGCACTTCGCCTTCCTGGCCGCCTTCGGCCTGGGCGAGGTCGCCACCACCCCCGCGGGGACCGGCTTCCTCCACACCATCACGCCCATCGAGGAGGACCTGCTCACCTACCTCAGCAACCCCTCCTTCACCGCCGCCCAGCGTTACGGCAAGACCGTGCTCAAGCGGCTCTTCGCAACCGTGGTCGTGGACTCTTTCACTTTCACCTTTGCCGAGGACAGCTGGTGCAAAGCCGTCGGGTCCCTGAAGGGTACCGGCATGGTCGAAGACAACATCGACGAGGCGTTGGTCAACGCAGCCAAAAACGCCATTTCCCTGACGCTGCCGTCGGCGGTTCACGGCGATGACGCTAGCGAGCGGCTGGACAACGTCCACCGCGTCAGGGCCGAACTCTCGCCCGGCGTCTGGACGGAAGTCACATTCACCGCCGTGGGGGGCGCGGGTTTCGACGAGCTGACTATTGTCGCTCCGGACGAAGCCACCGACCTTGTCGACTACAAAATCCTCTACGTCCCCACCGAACCGGCCTGGTGCGCTTTCCCGCCCCGGGTGCAGGAGAGTCCGCTGCGCGTGTCCCAGCTGACCGCCGTGATCGGGGGAACCTGGGACGGCACCAGCTTCGCGGGTGGCCGTGAGGTCTCGGCCGATGTCAAAAATCTGGAATGGTCCATGAACAACAATCTGCAGGTCACGTTCGCGCCTGGTGCCGGGGGGGGCTATGCCTCAAAGGTCTCGCGCGACGGCCGGTCCCAGACCCTGCAGCTGGACCGCGACTTCCGCGATGCCATCCTGCAGCAGGCCCAGACGGCCAATGAATACTTCGGTATCCGCGTGATCGCCGAAGGCGCCGAGTTCGACACCGGGCACAAGTTTCAGGTGGAGATCATCTTCCCGCGCGTTGGCATCGAATCCGCGCCGCTGTCCCTGGACGGCAAGAAGCTGTCCGAGAACACCGCGTTCCAGGTCCTGCAGGACGACACTCACGGCTCGGTCATCGTCCGGGTCAAAAACCAGGTGGCCGCCTACGCCGCCTAAAGGAACGAAAGATGTACGTATTCACCGGCACCGACCATAGGATGGACTTCTACTCCCGGACCGCAGGCCAGAAACTGACGCTTTTCTACCGGCTTCCGACCGAGGACGAACGATTCGGTTACGAAAACGGCAGGGTCAAACGCGACAAGGGCAAAGTAGTCAACATGGCGGGCCGTCTCCGCCGCGAGTACGGACTGGCCATCATCACCGGTCTGGGTGAGGGCTGCTTTGGCAAGCCCGGCGGCCAGCCCGACGCCGACGGCAAAGTCCCCGTGATCCCTGTTTCCTCGGATAAGGACTCCCCGCACTACGACCCGAAATGGAAGACGCACCTCAAACGGTACGCCGTGGAGCTGGTCGAAGCACTGGCCATCCGCATCTTCGAAGAGCCGGTGGTCGCACTGTCTCCCGAAGCGGAGGAAGAAGCATCGGTTTCCGTCGGTGACGATAAGGGTGCGGAGGACGTTAGTCCCGAGGACGCCGAGGGAAACTGACGAGGGACCTCCAGGCTCTGGCCAGGGGCATTTGCACGGACGCGGATCAGGCGCAGTGCGAGGCCGAGCAAGGGAGGTTCTGGGAATGGAGTTGCGAGAACTGCCCCAAGGCCAGGCCGGAGAAGTTTTCTCCATACACAATCAAGATGTTGCGGGCGGCCAGGCTGAAAAACGCGGGGTTCCCCTTTCGCCGGTGGGACCTGACCGTCGAGGAATGGCTGGACCTGGATAGGATACTGAGATGGCTGGAAACGCTGGATCGATCTACCTCGAGATAAGTGTCGACGACAAAGGGTCGATCAAGGTGCGCGACTTCTCCAAGGAAGTGGAGAAGGCCGCGTCCTCGAGCAGCGACTCCTTCCAAAGGGTGGACCGTTCGGCCAAGCGGCTGGACGGTTCGCTGGATTCCCTGCGCTCTACTGCGGGAAGACTGGCCGCCGCATTCGGGGCGTACAAGGTCGCCTCGTTCGCCAAGGACGCGACCATGGCCACGGCACGGTACGATACTTTGGGCGTCGTGCTTGAGCGCGTCGGTCGGAACTACGGTTATTCCCGCGAGGAGTTGGACAAGTATACCTCGGAACTGCAGACCGGCGGCATCGCCATGCTGGAGTCCCGGGATGTGCTGCTCTCCATGATACAGGCAGAGATGGACTTGACCAAAGCTCGGGAACTGTCCAGGGCGGCCCAGGACGCCGCCGTCATCGGCAACGTGAACTCCTCCGAGGCCTTCAAAGCCATGGTCTACGGTATTCAATCCGCTCAGGTGGAGGTCCTGCGGACCATCGGCATCAACGTCAACTTTGAGCAGTCCTACAAGAAGGCCGCCCGGGCAATAGGCACGACGGCCACGGCCCTGACCGAGCACCAAAAGGTCCAGGTCAGGACCAACGCTGTGCTGAGAGCCGCCCAGGGCATCGCCGGTTCTTATGAATCGGCCATGCAGGAGGCGGGCAAGAAGGTCTCCTCCTTCACCCGGTACGTCGACGACTTCGAAGCCCACATGGGCCGGGCTTTCAAGCCCGCGTTGACTGAAGGCGTGGACAAGGCCACGGACGCCATGAAGCGGTTGACCGAGGAAGTGGACAAGCCTGAGACCCAGGAACGCTTGTCCCAGCTGGCGGCCACTGCCGTGGAAACGGCCGAGGACCTGGCCAAGGTCGGTCTAGTCAGCCTCGACTTCCTCGGCCATGTCGCCGACGGTTGGAATCAGCTCCCCACCATCGTGCAGGAGGTCGGCTTAGTCGGCGCCGTCATCGGCGGATCACAAGCAAGGGTGGCCATTGGAATCATGGCCGCCGCCATCGGTCTGGGCAAGAAGCTGCATAGCCTGGTCGAAACCGATGTCACCCTGGACGATGTGGAACAGGCCCAACTCGAACTTGGCCAAGCCCAGGTTGAATACGACCAGTCCGTCGCAATGCTCGAACAGAACCGAGGGTATGCAATAGAAGGCTGGATGCAGAAAGAGGTGGATCAAGCCGAGGAGCGCGTCCGGCAGGCCCAGGCGAAATTGACCGCCTTGACGGTGGCCTCAGCCCAGACCGCCGCCGCGCTGCGTGGCGATTTTGATGACTATATGGACCGTTGGAACCCCAACAACCGGCCGACCGGTTCGGTGGTTCCCGCCCCTGAAGAGTCCACCTCCAACGCGGACAAAGTGGCGCGTGCCATTGATTCGATTACCGTCAAGCTCGCGGCCATGAACGATACGGGCACGGAAGGAGACGCCCGCATAGCCAGTCTAAACAAGGCATATAACGATTTCGCCAAGGTCTTGGGGAAGAACAATCCCAAGGTCAAGGAGTTCGCCGAGGTCATCGCCTACGCCAACGACCACTATGGGCACACCCCGGCCGAAGTGGCCAAGTCCACCCGGGCGGTGGAACGGAACACCGCCGCCCTGGCCGGGGAAATAGAGGCCGTCAAACAGGCCACTGACAGTTACGGGCATATCAATCGGACCAAATTAGAAATGCTGCAGGCCGAGCTTGAGGCCGAGCAACGTTATCAGGCCGCGATACTGGACGGTGTCGACCCCATTGTCGCGGCCCGCCGGCGCGAGCTGGAAATAGAAAAAGCCAAGGGGGCTGCGTCCAGGGAGAACCTCGAAGTCCTGACGGAATTTCACAAGGAGTACCTGCGCCTGGTCAAGGGCGAGTCGGCCATGCAGATGGAGGCCATTGAGGCTCAGGCCCGGGTTTACCGGGAGGCTGGCGCCGACGCCGAAGCTGTGGCCCAATGGGAGGCCCAGGCCAAGCTGCGGGCCAGCCGAGAGTGGCGGGATGGTGCCATCCGGGCATTTCAGGATTACTCGGACGCCGCGTCCGATGCGGCCGCCCATGCCGAGGAACTGGTCTCCACAAGTATGCGGGGCATGGAGGACGCGATCATCAATTTCGTCCACACGGGCAAGCTCGAATTCACGGACCTGGTCAGGACCATCGAGGACGAGCTTCTGCGCATGTCCATTCAAAAAGGGATCACCGGCCCCTTGTCCGACATGTTCGGGGGATTCCTGGGCGGCCTGTGGCCCAATGCCCACGGCGGTGCCTACGCCAGCCCGTCCCTGGCCCGGTACGAGGGCAAAGTGGTGGACCGTCCGACCTTCTTCCAGTTCGCCCATGGCGCCTCTCTCGGCGTGGCCGGAGAGGGACGCCGCAAGGAGGTCATCGCCCCCCTGTTCCGCGACCCTGTGACCAACGACATGGGCGTCAGAGTCCACGGGGCTATGGCTGGAGGTAATACCTACTATATAACCCAGAACTTTAGTCTGCCCACGCCCAGCGGCGACCGTGAAACCGACACCGCCTATCTGGAAGAAGCGGCCAAAGCCTACCGCAAGGAGATGAAGGCCGTCTTTTCCGAGGAGCTCCGTCAGGCGGTCCAGCCGGGCGGGCAGCTTAATGGAGGGCCGAGAATATGAGTTTGCCCACCCTGAATGCCCCCGCCCCTATATTGCCGCTGACCGGAACGACCAAGCCCCGCGTCCGAAACCTACAACAAGGCGACGGCTACACCCAACGGTCCAAGGATGGGATCAACAACCTGGATAACACGATCAACGTGCCCTGGGACAACCTGACCAAGACCGCATACGACGCCCTGATCGCGTTCTTCGATGCCCGGGGTGGGGCCGAGGCCTTCTTCTGGACCGAGCCCGGCGAAGCCTCACCACGGAAGTGGATTTGTACTCAATGGCCCAGGACCCACAAGCCCGCCGCCAGGTATGCCCTTACCGCGACGTTCCAGGAGGTTTTCGACCTTGTCGATTGAGAGTGATGTCCAGCGGGCCTATGTCGGCGACCGCATTGAACTGATCGAAGTGGATGCGTCCGTGTTCGGCGGCGGAGTGCACCGTTTTGTCCGGGATACGGACAGCGGGCAGCCCGTGCTCTGGCAGGGCAACCTGTACATGCCCCTGGCATACGTGGCCGAGGGTTTCGAAACCAACGGCCAAGGAAGGTTGCCACGACCCAAAATGCTGGTCTGCCATCTCAACACCTCGCTCATCGCTCTGGTCAAGATGTACGATGACCTGCTGGGCGCGGTGGTTATCCGGTGGCGGACCTTCAAAGACTACCTGGATAACGGTCCCCAGGCGGACCCCAACGTCCATTTCCCGCCCGATGTCTACGTCATCGACCAGAAGGTCGACCAGGACGATCAGAGCATTGAATGGGAGCTGGCGGCCTCCATAGATCAAGAGGGGAAGAAGCTCCCCGGTCGACAGGTCACTCGGGACGCCTGCCCGTGGCGATACAGGAAGTGGACGGGGGAAGCCTTCGATTACGACAAAGTTCTGTGCCCCTACGACGGCAACGAATATTTCGACGACCTGGGTAATGCGTGTGCCGCGTCGGAGGATAAGTGCGGCAAGCGCAAGTCTGACTGCAAGCTTCGGTTCGGCACGGCGGCGCTGCCTTTCGGCGGCTTTACGGGTGTGGGGAGGGCGCGGCGATGACGTACCCTGTCGCGACTATCCGAGCAGCCATGTCTCACGCCAAGCTGACGTATCCCGAGGAGTCCTGCGGGCTCATCGTCTCTGGCGAGTATGTTCCCTGCGCCAACACGGCGCACAATCCCACCGAGCGCTTTCGCATCTCACCCCAGACCTGGGTTCAGGCGGAGGGAAGAGGCGAGGTCCAGGCCGTAATCCACTCCCACCCGGCCGGGCCGGATTACCCGTCCGTAGCCGACCAGGCTCGGCAGATTGAGATGGATTTGGCCTTCGGCATCGTGGTCATGCGAGACGGAGAACCCCTGCCTCCCTTTTTCTGGGGCGGCGCCACTGCGGCAGCTCCGTTGCTCGGCCGAAAGTTTCGCTGGGGAGTGGCCGACTGTTACGCCCTGGCTGCCGACTGGTACCGGGCCGAACTGAACGTGATTCTGCCCACCTTCACTCGGGGACCAGGGTGGTACGACGAGGAGGACCTTTTTCTCAATCACTTCGAAGAGGCCGGGTTCAGACAGGTCCAAGGCCAGCCGGAGATCGGCGACGGCATCCTGATGCGCATCGGCTCCAGGCATATTAACCATTGCGCGGTCTATGTCGGCAACGGCCAGTTGCTGCACCACCTGAAAGACCGTCTCTCCTGTCTTGATGCTCTCGGCCCCTGGTTACGCTTCGCGGTCATGACAATCAGGAGGGCCGCATGATCAGAACCGTTCATCTCCACGGCAAACTCGGGGAGTGTTTCGGCGCAACCTACCGTCTGGACGTCGTCAATCCGGCCGAAGCCGTCCGTGCTCTGGTCGTGCTGTTGGGGCACGACTTCGAGCGGGCCATACGTCAAGGTGAATGGCATGTCGTGGCAGGAGAATCTCTGCGCGAGTCCCGGGACTACGGCACCGAGGAACTGTGTCTGCTCGGGCTCGGCCAGGCGGACTTGCATATCGCCCCGGCCGCATCCGGAGCATCCGGCGGGGGCATCTTCAAGGCGCTGCTCGGCGTGGCCCTGCTCGCTACTGCAATCATTGTGGCACCGCCCGTGGTCGGCGCACTCGGCCCCACCATGGGCATGCAGACTGCGGCTTTCTCGGCGTTCGGTATGAGTGTGACCTATGCCAACATCGCCACCGCAGGCGTGTTCATGGGGTTGAGCGGGGTATCGCAGATGCTTTCCTCCACCCCGCAGCTGACCTCCGGATACACGGTCCGAAACGACACCGACGACCAGCCCTCGTTCCTGTTCAACGGTCCCAAAAACACCTCCGAGCAGGGCGGCCCGGTGCCGATCCTCTACGGCCTGCACGAAACGGGCTGGACCCTCATTTCGGCCGGGACTCATATCGAACAGATCGAACCCGAAAGCGGCGGGCGGCGTAACGACAAACCCGACACCCTCCAGTCCCGTGCTACCATGCGGATGGCTGGTATCATCGGCGAAGGCGAGAACGTGGGGCTCGAGCTCGATGCGCGTTCCATCCTTTTTGGCGGTACGCCGCTTATGGCCGAGGATGGCAGCTATAATTTCGAGGGCGTTTCCTGGTGGGAGCGTAAAGGTACCGCCGATCAGGAATATATACCGGGCTTCCCGGACGTCGAGTCCGAGGTCGAGGTCGGGGCGGAGGTCTCCAGTTCCACGCCCGTGGTCCGAACCATCACCAGCCCGGACGTGGACGCCGCCCGCGTCCGGCTGCGCTTTGAGGGCCTGCTCGAACAGGACGGTCAGGGAAACATCGGACCGTATACCGTAAATGTGGCCATCGACATCCGCCAGCCCGGCGGCGAATGGACGGAGGCCGTGACGGATGCAGTATTCGGCAAAGCCTCCGGGGCCTACGAGCGGGCCTACCGCATCGAGTTGCCCGGGGATGGTCCGTGGGACATCCGTGTCCGCAAGGTCACTCAGGACGCCAATACCCTGTTGATCAAGGATACGATCAAGTGGGCCGCTTTGACCGAGATCACCGACCTCAAGATGACCTACCCTTACACGCATTACATTTGTCTGGCGCTGGACTCCGAATTGTTCGGCGGTTCCATCCCGACCGTGTCCTTCAGGATCAAGGGCAAGATCGTCGATGTGCCGGTCAACTACGATCCCGTGGCCAGGACCTACAACGGCGCATGGGACGGTACCTTCAAACAGGCCTGGACCGACAATCCGGCCTGGTGCGTCCGCGATATCATCGTCAATGATCGCTATGGCCTGGGCATACCAAGCGTGGACAAATGGGGGCTGTATCAGATCAGCCAGTACAACGACGGCATGGTCGACGACGGTTACGGCGGGCAGGAACCTCGATTCACGCTCAACGTAGTGCTACAGACTCAGGAGGAGGCCTACGACGTGATCGCCGCGCTGGGGGCGGCCATGCGGGCCATGAGTTACTGGGCCTCCGGTGCCGTGGCCTTCAGTCAGGATTCCCCGGCGCTCCCCTCGCATGAGCCTGTCTGCGCGGCCAATGTCGAGCACGGCATCATCAAGCACAAAGGCACGGCCAGGAAAGCCCGGCACTCAGTGGCTTTCGTCACATGGAACGACCCGGCGGACAACTACCGTCCGGCGGTTGTGGTTTACGAGGACCCGAAGGGCATCGCCAAGTACGGATGGAATCCGAAGCATTCGGTCCTGGTCGGTTGTACCTCGCGTGGCCAGGCCCTGCGCATGGCCAAATGGGAGGTCTGGACCGAGTTGTATGAGACGGACGTGGCCTCCTGGGTGTCCGGCCTGGACTATGCCGACGCCGTTCCCGGCGTGGTCGTCCCCCTGGCCGATCAAGTCGAGATGGGCGTCCCCTTCGGAGGTCGGCTCAAAGCCGCCTCGGCCACCCAGGTCACCCTGGACCGGTCGGTGACCATCGACATGGGCGAGACCTATACCGTAACTTTGACCCAGCCGGACCTGACTTCGGTCGACCGCGTCCTGACCAATGCGCCCGGCACGACCGACACCCTGACTTGGGATGAACCACTGACGAATATCCCCCAGGTCCATTCCATTTGGGCGCTGACCGCCACGCACCTGGTCACCCCGTTGTACCGCATGGTGGGTAACGTCGAATCCGACAAGCACAAGTTCGAGCTCATGGCCTTGATCCACCGTCCCGAGAAGTTCGCGGTCGTAGAGCAAGGCATCAAGTTCGATCCCGCGCCGTCAACGGCCCTGCCGACGGGCTCCTTGGCCAAGCCCGGCACCCTGTCCATTGACGAATTCTTTTACGGCTCGGGCGAGGCACTCGGGACGGGCGTCATCCTTTCCTGGGTTCATGCCGCCAATGACGAAAGGGTGGTCCGTTACGAAGCCCAGATGCGTCCGACTGGCGGCTTGTGGGAGTCCGGCGGCACGGCCTCTGGTAATTCGCTTTCCTTCAAAAGCACCGAGACCGGGAGCTATGACTTCCGGGTTCGGTCAATCTCAAGCACCGGCCAACTCTCCAAGTGGACCGAGGTCCTGGGTTTGCCCCTCTACGGCATGAACCAGCCGCCCAACGACGTGACCGGGGTGGTACTGAGCGTCAGCGGCCGGGACAACGTTCTGAGCTGGGAGCCCGTTGTCGACTGGCGTTCCGTGTCCTACGAAATCCGCAAGGGGACCAGCTGGAACACCGGCCTGTTCGTCGCCCGAACCAGCGAACTATCCCGGCCCGTCGGTGGTGCGGACGGCACCTACATGATTGCCGCTTATGCTGGGGGAGCCTACAGCGATAATCCTACCATGGCCGTGGTGGACGGTGGTGTGACCGTGGCCAACGTCCTGGCCGTGCTCGATGAATCGGGGCTCGAATGGCCCGGCTCCCTGAGCGGAGATATGGCCGTTAATGAGGACGGCAACCTGTGGCTGAACGGCATCCCCGTGGACAGTGGTACTTACCAGATCGCGCCCGGAGACGTCGTGTCCCTGTCCTCGGCCCACCTGTGCAACGTGCAGATGGATTACGACGTCTATGCGAACGGAGCCCATGACGACGTATACGAAATCCCCGACATCTACGCCGTGGACAACATCTACGGCGTCTACGCCGACTATATCACCGTGCTGCCCGAGATGCGGTTGTACAAGTCAGGAGCCTGGGGAGAATGGACTCGGTTCATCCCCGGGGACTACGCCGCCGAGCGGTTTGACTTCCGGATCAGGCTGTCCACCTCCTCCCAGGAGGTCTCGCCGGTTCTGACCCGGTTGGTTATTGCCGTGGACGTCCCGGACCGGAACGAAACCGGGCGCGGACTGGTCGTGGATACGGACGGGCTCGACGTAACCTACGGCCGCGATTTCAACGCGACCCCCACGGTGGTCTGCCAAGTGGTCAATGCCCAGGGCGGCGAGGACGTGGTGGTATCGAATGAATCCGTGTCGGGGTTCAACGTAACGGTCAACGTGGACGGCCTCCCGGTCGAACGGACCATAAACTTTATAGCCCAAGGATATTGATATGCCCCAAGAATTGCTCGACATCCCCGGCTCTCCCCTTGGCGGCGGCGCCTTGGTGGCGAAGATTGAGGCCATCCTCCGCGCCCTGGCCGGTTCGCGCCTTGGCAATTCCCGTCCTTCCGACGTCCAGCCCGGTGAACTCTGGATAGACAACAACACCGACCCGATCTGGTATCTCAAAGTCTGGGACGGGGATGCCGACATTATCCTCTTCTCGGTGGATGCCAGCACGGATAAGGCCATGGTTCCGGTGTCCTCCGGAGGCACTGGGGCGACTACCCCGGCCCAGGCCCTGCAGAACCTCGGCGGTGAGCCGCTTATCAGCAAACTGTCCGGTTTCAACCGCGCCCTGGCCTCCGAAGGGCAAGCCCAGGAAGGGGCCATCAATACGGCCCTCATGACCCCGCTCCGGACGTTGCAGCTACTGCTGGCTAAAGTGGCCAGTCAGGCGGAATCCGAGGCCGGGACGATCAACAACAAAATAATGACGCCGCTTACGACGGCTCAGGCTATCGCCGCCTTGGTAAAGGGCTCTCCACCGCCCGGCACCATGATCGATTGGCCGTCCGAAAATCCGCCTGAATGGGCGTTGGTTATGGATGGGGCAGAGTACGATAGGGACGATTATGCCGATTTGTTTGCCGTAATTGGTACGGCGTATGGGGAGGGAGACGGCGTAACGACGTTCAATGTGCCTGACCAGCGGGGTAGATTCCGGCGAGGTGTACCGGATGGAGGTACTGTTAGCACCTACGAAAATGACGACATAAAATCCCACAATCACGCTGCATTGAATTACCGGACGAGTACTTCTGCCGGGCAGCAGTCTTGTTTCGTGCTGGATGTTGATTCTAATTCAATCACGCCTTCAGTCCTGTATACCGGGCATGCCGGTGGTTCAGAGACGCTTCCCAAAAACATTCATGCGTTGCCTATTATTGCATACTAAGGAGACGAAAGATGCAAATCTATCATTTTGATCGTGAGACTGGCGAATTTCAACATCAATCTCCTACGCGACTTGACCCTCTGACCCAATTGCCTGTGCTCCCTGCGCATTCGACCTCCGCGCCGCCTCCTGTAACAGCAGAGGGCGAGGCAGCCGTGTGGGACGGCGGGACTGGCCAATGGACCATCGTGGAGGATCATCGTGGCCAAACCGTTTACGTCGGCTGGGAGTCAGCCGGGGTGGTGGACTACCTCGGCCCGATCCGCGACGGGTACTCTCTGAGCCAGGCTGATAAACCGCAAAGCGTTTTGGATGCTGAACGGGCTAGGATCATCCAGACGGAGCTGCGCGCGCTGGACTTGGCTGCCGTTCGTCCGTTGCGAGCCCATATCGCCGGGACGAGTACGGATGAGGATATGGAGTATCTGGTCCAAAACGAATCTGCTGTTCAGGCTCTGCGGGCAGAGCTGGCCACGCTCCAGCCCCAGGAGTAGCCCCATGCTGCCCCCGCTCGACGCCCCGCTCACCGCCCGCCCCGTGCAGGACGTTCCGGCCATCTCCGGCCGGTCGTTGTCGCTGTATCTGCCGTGCGTCCGGTGCTCCTGCGGATGGGCGGGCCGGGGGCGGGAGTTGCTGACTGATCCGACGAGTCTCTATTGGTACTGCCCGCGATGCCGCACAACGTTTTGGAGGTGGTGTTGATGCGCCGATATCTGACCCCGCTGGTGGCCGAGAGCGCCGACACGGACGCCGACCGGGTGCCCGCCCTGTGCGCCGTGTACAGCGGCACCTGGGGATCGTCGCCCGGTCCCACGGCGGACACGTTGATCGTGTGGGCCGACGTGACCGATGAGCAGCATGCGGCCATCCTGGCCGTGGACGGCGTTTCGGAGGTTGAGTGATGGCCGTGCTGTTCGACCTCGACTTTGCCGGGTACATCGGTGCCGAGCTCCAGGAGATCGACCCCGAATGGATTCTGTCCGGCAGCCCGAGACTGGGTGTTCGCTCAACGGGCAGGCTCTCCCATACCGTATATTCCGGAGGATCGTACAAATACCACCACGCCGGGCCAGTCCGTTGGGCCATCGATGTGTATGCGGGGGATGCCTCGACCGGAGGCCCCGCGTGGTATTTCGGCGTGGGCAACTCGGGGGTTGCCGATACCGCTGGCGCATACGTCCAGTTTAATTTCGGGGCTCAACAGTGGCGTATTACCGAGGGGTACACGGTTCGGGGCTCGGTTGCCGATGACTGGCACACCCTGGGTGCAGCCCGTCGGCTGATTCTGGATTGGGACCCGGCCGCCGAAACCCTGACCCTGACGGTCATGGACGGGGCCGTCGAAGTGGGCAGTTCCACCGTGACCGGCATCAGCCCCGATGGCGACTACTTGTTCCTAGCCGCCCGGTGGAATGACGAGGCCTACCACACGGTCACGGTGTCCGGCATGTCGGCCACGGATGGCGGGAGCTTGGAGCCGGTCAATTTCAACGAATCATTCAATATTTCCGGTGGCGGGGATGTTGAGTTTCCTTCCCGCCTCGGCTTTACCGATATCCTCAACGCCTCCGGAAGCGGGGACGCTGCCTTGTCCAACCGTGTGGGCTACACCGCAAACCTGTTGATATCCGGCGGCGGCGACTCCGAACTAACCGCTCGGGTCGGTTTCCAGAACGTCCTGGCCTTGTCCGGCGGGGGTGATGCCCAGCTTGAGACTCTGCTCGGTTTCATGGAGGTCCTGTCTGTCTCGGGCGGCGGCGACGTCTCTTTAGTTGTGGAGGGCGATACCGTGGAAATCGCGCAAGTCCTCGAACTGATGGGCAACCGCGACCTGAATATCCAGCTGCGGGGAGACCGGCAGCTGGTCATAGAGCTAACTGGTAACATCAAAAAATAGGAGTTTGACCATGCCCTATACCGCCGAAGGCAAAGCGCTGATGTTGAACGGGCTGACCACCTTCTTCCTGGCTTACTTTACGGGAGACCCCACAGCCGGAGGCGTCGAGGTGTCCGGAGGAAACTATGCCAGGCAGGAGGCAACCTACGGTCCCCCCGTCAACGGCGCTCGCCCCCTGCTGAATGAACCCGTGACCTTCATCCCCGGCGGGGTTTCCGTGCCCCATAGCGGGGTCTACTCCGCCGAGACCGGGGGGGTGCTCCTCTTCCACAAGCCGCTGAGCGCGACCAGGACCGCCCCGGACGAGTTCACCATTACTATCACGGATGGAGAATTCGACCTGAACAACGACCCGGCATAGGGGACGGCCATGAACGCCTATGCTTTTGAAATCACCCATGGCGAGTATCGTCGGGTCCGGATCACGGTCACGACCAACGGCCAGTTGGAGGACCTCACCGGCGCGACCTACACCTTTCTGCTAGCCACCTTCAAGGGAGCTGATGCCCGATTGGTCAAAACCGGCACTGTCCAGGGCACACTCATCGACTTCGAACTGACCCCCGAGGACTGGGAGCAGCTCAACCGCGCCGGTCGCTGGTTTTGCGAGTGCTGGGTGGTGGACACAACGGGGCGCCCGTCACCCATCATCGCAGAGGACGTCATGATCGACGCCACGTCGTTCTAAACCGGCTCTTTGACAATCGAATAGGCAAGGAAACAGACAACGACCCACCGGGTTACTCCGGCGGGCCGCTACAAGAGGAACAGGCGGGGGTGTAGCCGCACCCCCACTGGCGCGGTACTGACATACCGCACCACCAGCCGAAGCCAGCTGCTCCATGCCCCAACGCGTTGGGTGGCAGAACACTACAGGCTGTAGGCTTAACCGTAAAGGATCAAAAGATGAAAAGCCCTCTATCAGGCTGGAAAGGCGGCAAGAGCAAACTGTACAAGCAGATCGAACCGCAGATTCCGGAACACGATTGCTACTGTGAGCCCTTCGCCGGAGCTGCCTGGGTGCTGTTCCGGAAGGACCCGGCGCTCTCCCGGTCGGAAGTGATCAACGACATAAACGGGGATCTGGTCTCGTTCTTCAGGGTTGTGAAGTACCACCTGAAAGCGTTGGTTGAGGAGCTCGAGTGGATACTGAGCAGCCGGTCCGAGTTCCAAAAACAGAAGGACCTGGACCCGCAACACCTCACCGATGTACAGCGCTCTGCCAGGTTCTTCTACCTCCTCAAGGCAGGGTTCGGCGGGCGGATCGTGAAGCCGACCTATGGGTACGCGACAACCAAGCGCCCCATGTTCAACCTGGCCCGCCTCCAGGACGACCTCCTGCAGGCCCACTGGCGCCTGGCCGACGTATTCATAGAGAACCTCCCGTTCGCCGACGTCATAGCCCGGTATGACCGGCCCAGGACGTTCTTCTACATCGACCCGCCTTATGACGGCTGCGAGGACCACTACGGCAAGGGCATCTTCGCCCACGAAGACTTCGCTTTCCTGGCCAACCAGCTCCACACCATCCAGGGGCGGTTCCTGCTGTCCATAAACGACACAAAGCAAGTGCGTGATATATTTAAAGATTTCAACACAACATCAACCACAACAACGTACACGACCGGCAAGGTCAACAAGACGGGCTGCAAGGAGCTCTTCATCAGGAACTACTAGGGCGGATCAACGCGCCCGCACCCACGCGCGTAGCAAAAGACAAGCCAGCCCCGAGAACACGGCGGCTGGCTTTCTCATTTTAAACGAAAAGATTTCTCAAATGGTGTGACAGCTTACAATGTCGGACGGCTGCCAGTCGAGTCGGGTGGTGGCCACCTGGGACAGGGGCACGCTCGCGCCGGTGTCGTAGGAGTAGACGTTCAGGCTGTCGATCTTGTCCAGATGGTTGCGGAACCCCTCGTCGT